TGGGAAAGCAGATATATAAACAGATATCACGAAGTAGGTGAAAATTATTATATATCAAAAGCTGTAAAAGCCATGTGTAGAGGAATCAAATATGTAACTTTAAGTTACTTTGATTATATGGCACACATTAATAGAGCAGACATATATGTTACAGCTAACATAAATGCAAGAGATTTAGTTCATCCCGGCACAGAAATACACGAACAAGCCGCAAAAGAAATTTACAAACTATTATGAGTAATTACAATCAAGCTGCTGACACAGCAGAAAAACAGCTAAACCTTATTAGCAAATCAATGTGCTATGCAAAATGGACGCAGGCAAGTATGCATCTGACCAATGGAATGACTCACAGTTGCTATCATCCTCCGTTGCATAAAATCAGTATAGACGATATTAAAAAAAATCCAGCTGCTCTACATAACACAGATCATAAAAAATTAGAACGCAAGTTAATGCTTAAGGGCGAACGACCTGATGGATGCAGCTACTGTTGGAGAATTGAAGATGCTGGAGCACGTAGTGATCGTATATACCGAAGCGGTGAATACTGGGCTCAAAACGCACGTAAAGATATTATTGAAGCATTAGACACAGGCAATGTAGATCCTCGTTATTTAGAAGTTAACTTTAATCAAGCATGTAACTTTAAATGTATGTATTGCAGTCCTCACCTTAGCACTAGTTGGGAAGACGAAGTTGAACAACATGGACCTTACAATGTTTTAGACTCCAACGGCAATGCTAGCAAGCACAATGCACTAGAGTATCTCAACATGCCATTGAAAGTAAAACAAGGAGACAATCCCTATGTTGAAGCTTTTTGGAAGTGGTGGCCTCAGTTGTATAAGAAATTAGAAGTGTTCCGTATGACTGGCGGAGAACCTCTAATGGATGCTAACACATTTAAAGTTCTTGATTACATTTATGAAAACCCCAATGCTTGGTTAGAAGTAAGTGTAACAACAAACATGTGTCCTCCTAAGCAAGAACTAATGGATAAGTTTGTTGAAAAAGTAAAGAAGCTTGAAAAAATACAAATATGGGAAGAAAAAGAAAGATTTAATCCCGGTTCAGGCAATAACTGGTATGTGAATATGGCAGTTAAAAACTTTGCCTTATTTGTCAGCGTAGATAGCGTTGACGAACAAGCTGAATATATTCGTTCAGGTTTAAACTTTCAAACAATGAAAGACAATGTATCAAGGTTCTTAACAGAAACTTCTAATACTACAGTTACATTTATTAACACTTTTAATATTTTAAGTGTCCCTAAGATTAAAAATTATTTAGAGTATGTTCTTGAGCTTAGAAAAGAATTTTCAAAAGAAAAACAAGGCATAAAATATATTCCTATTGTTGATCCTTGGACAAAACATCCTGACTATGAAATTCATCCTCGTCAACGTATTTGGTTCGATGTTCCTTTATTAAGAAGTCCAGAATGGCAGAGCGTACAACTACTACCTTATGAGTTTGATATCTATTTAGAAGAAGCAATAGAGTTTATGAAAGCCAACAGCAATGTTGATAACTTTGATGGATTTTATGATTTTGAAATAGCTAAACTTGAAAGAAATCTTGCAATAATGAGAGAAAGAACTTCATTAGATTTTAACAAGCTAGCATTAGATAGAAAAAACTTTGCCAGTTATTTTGATCAATATGATGTTAGAAAAAACTTAAACTTGTCAACAACATTTCCTGAGTTAGCAGCCTTTTATCAAAATTGTAAAAAATTATGATACCTGCTTACTTCGATGATTTAACCGTTAATAATTTGTATAATGAAATTAATTTTCCTTATGCAGTAGCTGATGACATTAACATTATTAAACATCAATTGATAGAATCAGGATTTGTACCTAAATTATTATCTGACTTTGAAGAAAAAGGAATTTACAACATAAGTGTTGGAGTTTCTAGAGCATGGTCAAAAATTAACGATACAGATAAACATGTGTTAGATTTTATATCTAAAGATGCATTATACCTAGCTAAACAGGGAAAATTAAAAATATTCTTAAATGGTCAAGGAGAAGGTTGGCCGATGGTATATGATAAATGTGATGGATATGACAGAATACATAAAGTAATGCAAAAATTAGGTCTTCCTAAATTTAGTGTTATTGTAGGTGATGCGAATTTATTTTTTGAACAAGATTATCATAAATGGTGCTGTGAAAATAATCAATCTCCGATGATAAGGCACTGTTATTTTTTAACATGTTTTTATTATTTTGATAATAAATTTCCTGAGTATCCTTTGTGTTTAGATGCTATAAAAAATGAAGAATCAAAAGATTTTAACAGTCTAAACAGAACCAACAGAACTCATAGAATAGAACATTTGTATCGGTTAATTAAAAATAAAGAATATCAAAAAGGATTAGTCAGTGGCCATCTTCCTAAGGACTTTAAATTTGTTCCTATGTTTCATAATGTTACATATAAAAATATAAAGACTACGCTAGATGAAGTAGGACCATTAACAGTAGACGGTAAATGGTTTAACGTAAATCCTGACGGTGATGACACTGCAATTTTTAATCTTAATATCTATAAAAACAGTTTACTTAGTGTAATTACAGAATCTTCATATTTTTATTCTGGAATGTTTATTACAGAAAAGGCTTTTAAACCTATAGCAGCAGGACACCCTTTTATGATTCTAGGACAACCTGGAATATTAAAATGTTTTAGAGATCTAGGTTATAAAACTAATTTTTATGGAATAGATCAAAGTTATGATGAGATAATAGATCCTATAACTAGATTTTATCAATTTCATTTAAGTCTAACAAAATGGATGTCATTAAGTAGGGATCTAAAAATAGAAAATATAAAAAGATCTAAAGATTTAATTGAACACAATTTTAATTTACTTCAATCAAAAAACTATGTTCAAGAATCTTATAACAGGCTTAAGAAACTATGTTTCTTTTAAAATAAAAAATGAAAAATGTATCAATGATTGGTTGCGGAAACTTAGGTATTAATTGTGCCGAAGTAATGGCTACAAAACATAAAGTAGTTGGCTACGATGTAGTTCCGAGAACCCCTGCAAATTTCTTAATGGTAAATTCTATCAAAGAAGCAGTAGAAGGAAAAGACATAATCTTTATTGCTGTACCAACTCCTCATGATAAAGAATATGGAGGAGAAACTCCTTCTAGTCACTTACCTCCTAGAGATTTTTTATATGATACAGTAATTAATTGTTTAATTGAAATTAACAAATATGTCGATAAGAATCAAATAGTTGTATTAGTTTCAACAGTATTAGTTGGCACAGTAAGAAATCATTTAATAAAATATATTCCAAATGCTACCTTTGTATACAACCCTTATCTTATTGCAATGGGCACGGTTAAACAAGATATGGCAAATCCAGAAATGATTATCATTGGTACAGAAGATGGATCTACTCCTGAAGTACTAGTTGATTTTTATAAGACGTTAATGGAAAACAATCCTCGTTACGAAGTAGGAACTTGGGATGAAGCTGAAAGTATTAAAATGTTTTATAATACATTTATCAGTATGAAATTAAGCTTTATCAATATGATACAAGATGTAGCTGAATCTAATGGAAACATTGACGTAGATGTAGTAGGAAATGCATTAATGAAATCTACAAAGATGATTACTAGTGCTAGTTACATGAAAGCAGGTATGGGTGCAGGCGGCGCTTGCCAACCTCGAGATAATATAGCACAACGATATTTGTCTAAAAAACTTGATTTGGGTTATGATTTGTTTGAAGCAATTTCTGTATCCAGAGAAGTTCAAGCTGAAAGAATGGCGCAACGATGTTTAGATTTTGGCAATACAGTTTGTATTGTAGGTAAAAGTTACAAACCTAAAGTAAATGTAACTGTAGGATCTCCTAGTATGTTAGTTGGACATTACATTTCTAAACACGGCGGATTTTTAAATTACTACGATTTAAACACTGGGGACAATTTTTTTCCTAAAGCTGAAGTCTATCTAATTTCTTATTGGGAAGATTGGGTAGAACAAATCATTTGGCCAAAAGGATCAGTTGTTATAGATACATGCAGAAAACTTGCACCTATACTAGGTGTGAATGTTATTCATTACGGAAATACAAGGTTATCTAATAAATGATGTTAAAAGCTAATTCAAATACAGAGTGGGGAACACTAAAAGAAGTTATACTAGGTCGTGCTGAATATGCACAGGTTCCTAGTATTAAAAGACACGACATACATTGTGTAGACTATGCTAACTACGACATAGTTAATGGATTGCCAGGAGGTTATTATCCGGATCAGATTATTGAAGAAACTGTAGAAGATTTAGATGTATTTCAAAAACAGTTAGAGTCTGTAGGTGTTAAAGTTCTCCGACCTAAAGTGTTTGATTATGCTACACAACACAGTAATCCTTATTGGTCTACAGATGCTTATTATGGTTATTGCCCAAGAGACAGCACACTAATTATAGGCGACACTATTATAGAAACACCTATGCCTTTACGTGCAAGGTATTTTGAAAACTTTGCTTACAAAGATATTTTTAAGAACTACTTTAACGCAGGCAGTCGTTGGATCAGTGCTCCTAAAGGTGAATTGTTAGATGCATTATATGATCGTACAGATCTAAGTAAGTCTACACTTACAGACTTTGAACCAGCTTTTGATGCTGCTAATGTCATTAAGTGTGGCAAGGATATATTCTACCTTGTTAGCAACAGCGGCAATAGGATGGGTGCAAAATGGTTACAGAGTACATTAGGTGATCGCTATAAGGTTCATGTAATGGATAATATCTATGCCTACGTACATGTAGATACTACAATTCTTCCTTTGGCAGCAGGAACAGTATTGCTAAATCCTAGTAGAGTTAACGAAAATAATTTACCAGAATATTTTAAAAATTGGAAAAAGATTTGGTCCGAAGATCCTATTGAAACTCCTTATGTTAAAGATTGGGCTACAGCTAGTCCTTGGTTAGGAATGAATGTGTTAAGCATTAGCGATAAACTAGTTGCAGTAGAATCTAGACAAACTCATTTAATAAAACAATTAGAAAGAAACGGTTTTGATATTATGCCTGTAGTAATGCGTCATTGTCGTACACTCAGTGGCGGCCCTCACTGTGCTACATTAGACACAGTTAGAGATGATGAATACGGCGACTATAGTTAAAATTTTTTGATGTCCCTCTTGTGTTGATAATTACTATATCACGAGGTAAACGATGTACGATATATTTTTTGTAGGTAAAAGTAACGACGAATATCAAAAATTAAAAATAAGATTTCCGTTAGCAAAACAAGTTGATAACTTTGCTCAAGCTAAACAAATGAGTTTGACAAAAATGTTTTGGGTAATATGGGATGATTTAAAGCTAAATCTAAATTTTAATTTTGATTATAAAGTCCCAGAATGGGACAGACCTTATACACACGTTTTTAAAAATGGCGAGTTCTACGACGGCGTCTGTTTATTTCCTAAAAATGCAAATGTATCAGAAAGAGAACTAAAGCATCGATTTTTTATTAAGAAAAAAGAAATCGATGTACAGGCAAGTGTTCCTAAAATATATGATATTTTTTATATTGATTCTTGGGAAGAATATCAAGAAGCTCTAACTACATCTACAACAGAAATGTTTTGGATGACCGGTAAGAACTTAGAAACACATGCTGACTTTAAGTTTGACATGTACTTTAGCCATTACAATACTGATGACAGAAATCAAAATCATGCATTTGTACATCAAACTCCGGTGTCTAACTTTTTCAATGGCGTATTTCTTTGCAGTAAGAATAAGCCATTAAGCAAGAAAGAAGTTGAACATAGATTTCCAATCCATCGTCGAGAGTGGGACATTGTAGCAAGCCTTCCTAAAAACTATGAAAACTATTGCGGACTTGTAACTACATATGAGCAATATTTAGAACTGGTAGAAAAGAGTCCTACTGAACTATTTTGGGTAATACCTAATGACGTTAAGTTAGATTCTAACTTTGATTTTAACATTTATTTTAGCCATGATAACGATTTCGATAGAAAGACAAATCATGTATTTTTAAATGGTGAGCACTATGACGGAGTAATGCTGTTAAGTAAGCACAGTCCTATAAGTGAGAGAGAGTTCAAGTACAGATTTTTAACAAATAAAAAAGATTGGGATATTGTTGCAAGTGTTCCTAAGAAGTACGATATTTTTTACATTGACTCATGGGAAGAATATCAAGAAGCACTTGAAAGAAGTTCAACAGAGATGTTTTGGATGACAAGCCGTAACATTGCTACAGCCTTAGATTTTGAGTTTGACATTTATTTTAGTCATCACAACAGTTATGATAGAGGTCAAACACATGCATTTATACATCGTGTTGGAGATAAAGACAGCTACAACGGTATTTTCCTTTGCAGTAAAAACAAACCTCTTAGCAAACGTGAAATAGAGTATAGGACTCCATTAGAACGTAAAGAGTGGGATATTGTTGCTAGTGGTCCTGTAACATATCAGCAGTATGTTGTCAATTAAATCTTATCAAGATTATTTAAAAGCATTAACAGATTCCCCAACTGAGATGTTTTGGGTAGTGCCTGATGATATCGTCATTAGTCCTTCTTTTAAGTTTGATATTTATTTTAGTCATGACAATGAATATGATCGTAAAATGAATCATGTATTTCTTAACGGGGATCATTATGATGGTATTATGTTAATGAGTAAGCATCGACCAGTTAGTGAAAGAGAATTTAATAGTAGATTCTTGATTACCCGCAAAGAATGGAACATACAAGCAAGCACCCCAAAATCTAAAATTTATGATATTGTCTTTATAAGCTATAACGAACCTAATGCAGACAGTAATTTCCAAGCACTAAAAGATAAACAACCTACTGCTAAAAGAGTACACGGAGTTAAAGGTATTCATAATGCTCATATAAAAGCAGCTGAAATATCTGATACTCCGTTATTCTGGGTAGTTGACGGTGATGCTTTAATATTAGACAGTTTCAACTTTGACTATCACGTACCTACATGGGACGCTGAAACAGTTCATGTATGGAGAAGTAAAAATCCTATTAATAATTTAGAATACGGATATGGAGGAGTTAAACTCTTACCTAGACAACTAACACTAGGTATGGACACTAGTTCAACTGATATGACAACTAGTATCAGTAACAATTTTAAAATAATGGATAACGCCAGCAACATTACAGCGTTTAATACAGATCCTTTTAACACATGGAAAAGTGCATTTAGAGAATGTGTTAAATTAGCCAGCAAATCTATTAATAGACAAGTAACGGAAGAAACAGAACAGCGCCTTGATACATGGTGTACACAAGGCGCTGATAAATTGTTTGGGGAATATGCTATTGCAGGAGCAGTAGCAGGTAAACTATTTGCCGAAACACAACCAACCGAAACTCATAGGATTAATGATTTCGATTGGTTGTATAAAACATTTAAATTAAATTTCTAAAGGAAATACTTCGGAAATAATCTTAGCACATGCTTGAGCAATCTCCATGTGTTCTTTTTGCGTTCCGTTTTCCTTACGCAAGTTAATGTAATGGATCCAACTACGGATAGTTCCGTTCATATACATGCGACTTACTGTAAGTCCTTCAGGAAGAACGGCTCGAGCTTGTTCTTTAGCAATGCCATTTGCAATAGCCCATTTGTATTCTTTTTCTACTGCAAATAGCACACGCTTTTGAGCACGTTCCCATTCAATAGCCAGTAAACGTTGGCTTTCGTCGTTCATATCAAACTCAACACTGTTCTGCCTATTCTTTGTGTCCTGAAAACGTGCTTCACGGACTACAAACGCTTCGCCTAATTCTGCTGTAGGATCAGCATAGCGTTGACTAAACTCTTGAAAACTAAATGAACGATGACGTAAAATTTGTCGAGCAATATCTCTAGTAGTTTCAATTTCAATACAAGCTGAAACCATTTCGAGAGGTGACCAATGTTGATGTTTGATCAAATACTTAATTAGTTTTTCACTAGTTTCTGTATTGAACTGATTAGCAGGATTACTTACACGAGCACAGTATGCAACAAGATCAAGAGCATCTTCAATGTCTTGATTTTGAAATTCCTCTGTGGGCTTGCTATAAGATACTAATTTAACTTTCATTTTAGCTTTCTATTGTTTAAGAATTTTTTAGTGTGTTTGATCATGTCTTTTTTAATACGATCTGTGTCTAACTTGAAATCAATTTTATCAATGTCATCTTCGTATTGGCGAATAATTTCTTTGATTTCTTTTTCAAAGACATCCCAGCTCTGAGCCTTTAAGTTTTTTTTAAAATCTATTTCCCAAACTTTGGTGTTTTTAAATGTAATTTCAATAGTGTGTACATAAACAAGGGGAACTACATTTAATGTAACTTCCCCGAATATCTCAGGCCATAAATCTACTACATCTTTGGGAAGAGTCTTCCCATTATTCACTTACTGCTTCTTTTTTCTTTTTAGTAGTTGGAACTAGTGCTTCTGCCTGGCGTCTTAGTTCTGCCGCCTCTTTGCTTAGACGATCTGCATCACTGCGGAATTTCTTAGCTTGATCTTCAACAGACAATGGAGCAGAAACAACAGGCTGTACATCTTCATTAACAGATCCTGAGGTTGTTTTACCTGCATTACTAATGTCTTTTACAGTGGCAACTTCTTGAACTTCTACGTTCGGAGGCACAGCATTTGGATCCTTGACTGAAAGGTCATCAACTGCTGTTCCTCTTTGTTCAGCGATCAATTGATTAAGCTCTGCCAAAGAAATCGATGCTTGAAAGTTAGGAGTCATTTCTACTTTATCAGTGCCTACTTTAATTAGCTTTCCTTGAACATGTAGTGTAGGAAGCATAGTACTACCATCTGGAAACTTTGCTCTTGCAAGTACTTCGTGAAACTCAAATGCTTGCTGAGCCGCAGGACTTTCAACAAGTTGAATAAGAGAATTATGTTGGTCGTCTAGTAGATTCTCTGTAGGAACTACTAAACAATTATACGCATCACCTGGAAGTGTTCTAAATGCTACTAGTACTTTTTTTCCTGTAGCTTTAATTTTTCCTACATGTTTTAGATCTGCCATGTTATTCTCCTTGTGGTGCTTGTGTTGACTGTGCTTTTGCAGCCTCTAAGAATGCATTGACCTTGTCGAATAGCACTCCAACGGATGATAATTCGTTAGCTTTAAAGGCACCCCTCTGAGTTACTACTTCGATTAAATTTCGAATAGCAGCCAAATCATTTAAGTTAAGTTCAGGTTTCGGTGCATCTGTTACTTGTTCTTGAGTAACTTCGTTTACTTGTTCAGTCATTTAGACTCTCCTTGTTGTTTTACTGATTCTAAAAATGCCATCAGCTTATTATAAGTCTGTCCTACAACCATCATTTCAGTTGGTTTAAACGCACCTCTTTGACTAGCAATATCGATAATGCTTTTTATAGCTACTAAGTCATTGATCGTTAGTTGAGTCTGATCTTGTGCAGTTTCTTGTGATTGGGTATTTTCATTTTCACTCATGTGAGTACTCCTTTCTATTATATATGCTTATAATTTATCTATCAGATAAGATCTGGACAAGCAAGTTTGAAAAAACTAAGTTCTTTCTCTTGTTCAAATCCAATCCGAGTAGTGAACACAATAGTATTGTCAATAATACCTATATACTGACCTATGTAATATCTACCGTTTAAATTTTGACTAATCCAGTTGTCTAGTTTATTAACAAACGAAGGATTAAATTTTGGAATTTCTGTATAGACAAAATGATGTGCTGGGAATTCCACTTTACGGATACCCAGCACATTTAGCGGATTTACTTTACCGTTTTTAAGAGCCATTTAACTTCTTGCTTCTTCTTGATAATATGCATAAGTACCGAAAGGAGGTACAATAGTATTATTGCCGTGAATGATGAATACTGTATCACAGTAGTTCTCATCACCCCAAGATCCCCAAGGATATCCGTCTGTGAACATGATAAACTTCTTAGGGTTGATATCATTGTGCTTCATGTATTCCCAGTTGGCGTCAAATTCAGTACCACCGCCGCCCATAGGCTCGTATTCGGTAATGTCGTTGCCGCCATAACCATCAAAGTCTTGTTCATTATAAACCTTAGTGTCAAAGCACCAGATTTTGATGTTATAGTCTTTGTATTCGTCCATGATGCCTTTGATTTCTGTTAAGAAGTCTTTGGCCTGTTCATCGCTGATAGAACCTGACATGTCAATACTAATACAAATATCAATAGTCTCATCAAAGTTCATGCCAGGCAAAATAGCACCAGTATGCCAACCTTTGCGGCTAGGACGAGCAAAAGTATAGTCGTTGCGGATAGTACTTTGGATTTGCTGACGCAAAATCTGACGCCAGTTCATTTTAGGCTCAGTCAATTCACGGATCAAACGTTGAATTTCTGCCGGAGTGTTACCTGCACCAGCAGCCTGCGCCGCCGCAATGCTGGCTTCGCGAATCTCGTCACGGATTTGTTTTAACTCTTCTTTAGTGTACTGCGGCTTGCCTCCTTGTCCAGGTTGCTTGCCCTGTCCGTTGCCTTGTCCATCGCCTTCCCAATCAATGTGCTGATCCAGCAATTGTCCCAATGCATCCAAATCTTTGCCGTCTTCTTCTTCATAGATTTCGTCATACACTTGTTCTGCACTCTTGCCGTAGTGCTTTGGATCGTGATAGATTTTAATGTCTTTAAAATTGCCATCACCGATTTTATCACGAACTAACTGACCGTTTACACAATAGTCGATAGCGGCGTTCCAAATTTTCTTATTACGATTTTCGGTACGTGCAATGTGATCGAATACGTTGTGTAGAATTTCATGAGCTACAACAAACTCTACCTGTTTAGCTGTGAGCTTCTCAAAAAACGGACGGCTATAAAACAAATGGCGTCCGTCAGTTGCCGCAGTAGTACACCAATCACTGGCATCTACAATTTTCAAACGGGTTGCCATGTTACCAAAAAATGGATGGCGCAGTAGCAAGCCAATACGAGCTACAATAATCTTATCTACAACAGGGTCTAAATGTGTCATTAATTGCTCCGAATAATACTGTATGTATATATTATAACAGGACCCGTAGGTCCTGTCAATTGATTTTGGCTAGCGATCAACGCTTTTCTGTAGCTGCCGCAATATACTTGCCAAATTTGGAGTGGAAATCATCGAAACATTTGATTTCGTCTGGATCCAAAGGCAGTTGATATTGTGTCAATGCCAGTTTAGTACCCATAACAACCAATTCGGTTTCGAAATTGTCCATCATAAATTGGAAGAAGTTACTGGCCTGATCGTTCCAATCTTTGGCTTTCTTTTCGCAAGCATCTTTGAGCTCATAACACAGGCTAACAGTCAACGAATACATAGCGGAGATTTCCTTAGTATCCATTTTCTTAACCTTACCAGAAAGGATGTCTGTAGGGTTAGGCAGCTTAGATGCCACTTTACGGTGTGCCATAAACTTGATAGCAAGACCTTCGCCTACTGCACCGCTAGCCAAATCAGTCAATGTGCTTTCGTCCTCGTCTTCATCAAACAACAGTTCGGATACAAAACTCCAGCTACGAGGAGTAGCGAATGCTTTGGAGCCACTCTTTGGATCAAAGTCATACAAATCCTTCTTGCTAAAAGTCAAGAAGCCAACAACGTCCTTATGGATACGGTTGTCAGTAGCCCAAGAGAACCAGTCATCCCAATCAACGCTCATTTCCAAGTGAACGAAGCGGTTAGCCAACGGAGCAGGCATACGATAAGTAACACCTTTATCTGCTTCACGGTTACCAGCCGCCACAATAAACACATTATCGGGCAGTGTATAAGTACCAACCTTACGGTTCAGTACCAATTGGTATGCCGCAGCCTGTACAGCAGGAGCAGCCGAGTTCATTTCATCCATAAACAGGATGATTTGATCATGCTTTGCAGCCATTTCTGCATCTGGAAGTTCAATAGGAGGAGCCCAATTCATGCGACCTGCATTGGCATCAAAGTAAGGGATACCTTTAATGTCGGTAGGTTCCCAAAGGCTCAAACGGATATCAATAACATGAGCATCCAATTCAGCACCAATTTGTTTGATGATATCGGACTTACCAATTCCTGGAGGACCCCACAGGAAGATTGGACGCTGTGCCTTAAATGCACGACGAATTGCTTTTTTGCCAGTTTTCGGGCCAACGGTGCGTGAAATAATCTCGCTCATAAATACTCCAGGGTTAAAAAATTGTTAAGAACTAACTGTCTATGTATCTATTATAACGCCATAAGCAGTCTACGTCAACAATTTTTTAGGAGTTTTAGTCCGTTTGGCTGTCTTTATTTCGGGCGTTCATTGCTTTGACTAGCCCATATTTTCGAATATCGTCCGAAAACATGTGTAGCTCAAAGGCTTTTTTTTCGCTAAAAACGGTTAAACTTTGAAAAGTTAAGTAATAAGGACAGTCCAAATATCTATCAAAAAATATAATAACCTGCGGACTAATTTCTATCTTATCAGTAAATGGAATTTCGTGTTCTTGTAGAGAAAGATCTTTTACTAAAAACTCATATCCTTCATCGCTCAACCTTAAGCCGCCATCTTTTTTAGTTCGATGATTTTGCCACCACTTTTGCAGATGAAGTTTGACATTGGCTTCATCTGTGCTTTTACCTAGTTCATTTAAGAAAATTTTGGTATATGTCTCTTTTGAGATCATTTTAATGTTTCACCCGAAGTTAATCTAACTACTTGAAAGTCTTCGCAATTAAATGTTTTATTCAATTTTTTAGCCAAATTAACAGCGTGTCCGGGATTACTAAATGAAACTTTTTTGTATTTAGGACCAGGATAACTAGTTAAACTATTAAAACTCTTAAGGTTAAAGGGCTGATTCTTATAGAATACAGCCCATATTGCGTCAGATTCTAAAATCTGTTCACTCTTATAGTTTTTCTTATTAGTATATTCCAATAACACTTTAGGTTTTGGTCTACTCATGTATGCGTCCTTTTTAATGTACGCATATATTTATCTTAATTATTAGAAAAGCCGCCGCCATCCATTTGTACAGAAACTGTGCCAGTTCCTTGTGCTTCTTTAAGTTCCATAAGAAGTTTGTCATAGTCCATAAGAAGTTTAGAACTAACTTCACCTAAACAAAAAGCAAGATTTTTTGCAGATTTTATATCTATCTTAACTTCTTTTTGTTGGCTTAATTCAGCAGCCTTTACTTGTTGTAAAAACTGCTGGATAGGAATAGTATTAATCGGATTTGGCATTTGATAGAACCTGCTTCATTTCTAATTCTGTTTTGAACGGTCCTTTACTTTCATAACGTTCAATAGTAATTAGCTTAGGACAAAGGCTTTTAACCCATCCTTTATCGAATTTAATGATGTAATAGCCAGCACAATAGATGCTTTTACTTTCTGGACTCTTTGTAAACAATGGCAATCGCTTCTGTACATTAAACATAGGATTGTGCGGATAACAACTAGTTGGATATCCATGAACATCTCTAACTTCTTGATGACTAATAGTTGTTTTGATCTTGCTACCAAAGAAATTTTTACCAAATGCCTTTGTAAGTTCTTCTTTTTTGTTAAACCAACTCTCACCAGTTTTAGAACTTAGAATAAATTTGTTGTTTTCTTTCTTATGTAGCGTTCCGACTTTTTCGCCGTCTTGTTCTACAATCCAAAATTTACCATCAACAATAGGTTTTGCGTGAATTTCTGTCATTAGTTAGTCTCTGTTAGTTTGCGCCAAGTTACATCTCGTTCAGGAAATTTAGCTTGGAAAGGTTCTGCGTATTGTTGGATACTATCCATGATACGTTTCATGTCATACAATTGACAAAATTTTAATAGTCTAATACCGACTTGAGTTACTTCTTTAGGAACAGCACCTGCATCAATTGTTTCTTTAATAAGAGTTTTAATCTCAGGGGGTTGTGCTGTAAGGTCAATGAGTACACGATTACGATTGTAGTCATCTATTACACGATGTTCTTGACCTTCGTGATCTACCCAACGTTGCAACATGAGATTGTTCCACGAAAATCCTTTACTGTTACGATCTTCAAATGCTTCAGTTAATCCCACTTTGTTCTTACTGCCTTTAGTACGCACACCGGGATATGCTGAAAAGACGTTGTCGCTAGTATCACCTCGAACACACTTTTCAAATAACAACCATTCGGGATTAGGAACAGCTTTAGGTTCGCCTGTCTTTTTATCTTTAACTGGCTTGCCTTTTTTATCAAAGATGCCTTCTAGTGTATATGTTTCTTCTGCAACACCATTGTATTGTTTGACGTTAGAAGCCAGCAACTGGTGAAAGTCACTGTCTGTCGAAATGATAACATGATCACTGTTAGGATGAGCTTGGATGAAGCCTGCAATTAAATCATCTGCTTCTAGTTGCGGATGACGTAGTACAGTACAATTAGTCTTCTCTCCTACAAAATCTTTAAACGCATCAAAAGTTTCCCAGAACAATTTATCTTCTTCTTGTTCTTTAACAGTCATTGCGGCACGAGTTTCGGCACGATTTGCTTTGTAGGGTTTATAAAAGTCTTTGCGCCAGCTACGACCTTCGAGGCAGAATACAACATGAGCTCCGTTAAAATCTTGCCATGCCTTTTTAACACTATTAAGCATAATGTGTAGAGCCATGCCTACTTTAATGTCAGCATCTCCGCGGACAGTATGTCTAGCTCGAAAGAATGTGTTAGCAGTGTCAACTAAAATATATGTCATGAAACCTCTGATTTACCTTTAGTAATTGGAACAACATTGATATAACCAGCACCGCGTGTAGTATCCATGCCTTCTTCGGCTAGCATGCCTCTTACAATATCGCGAAACCAACGATCAACAATTTCTTCTTCTGGATCACCATCAAACCCGTATCCAGTTTGTTTCAATTGTAACACAAACTCTGCATTCCAGTCAAGCTCAAAAAAGCCGTTTCTAATATTATCTTTATTGACGTGCGTATCTAAAACAGCTACATAAGGAATCCCTTGGGCAGAGGCACGTTCTTTTGGGCTAAGTTTCGCAGCCTCCTCTTGTTTTTTTGCTTGTTCAATTTCAGCATTTGCGGCAGCAATGGCCGCATCTGATTCAGCTTTAGCCATTGCCGCTGCCTTAACTGCTTCAACTGCTGCCGCGTCTGCTTCTTTTTTCAAGTCTTCAATTGCTTGAATACCTGTGATCTTTTTAAATAATTGTTTAATCATTAGGTTCCCCACTCATTTTTAAATAACGGCACTTGTAATCTATCACTATATCGCAATCCGTGTTTCATAGCTAAGTCTGCTACTGTGCGATTGTTTAGTGCATAAACACTTTCAACACCGCCTACTGGCATTAGATAAACATGTCCTTTAAAGCCTGCTTTACGGAATTCGAGTGTAGCAGTTACTGCGTCATCAAAATCATCTTCGGTAGCAATAACAAACTTCAAGTATGCTGTGCCAACTTGTTCATATTCACAAACTACTTCTGGACAGATAGCATCTTCCCACTTTTCGCCTGAACATGGAAGTTTGGCACTTACTGAGAATGTAATTTCTTTTACTGGCCCGCCGTTATGCCAATTTCTTATTTGCCATTGTTTTAAATACTTTTTAAATTCTGGCGATAACTGTTGAGTACCATTTGTTTCAAATGTAATCTCTGTTAAGCCTGCCATATTAGGGTGATCTAACAAATCAGGATATGCCCGTTGCCAACCTAGTAATGGTTCGCCACCTGTGATAACTAGATGCTCGTCTTTCCACTCATTGAAGGGCAGTATCTCCATGATTCTGTCTGCAATGGCATCACTTTCCAACATTGGACTTAGATCTTTAAAACGAGGATCCCAACTTGCGTAACTATCACAACCAGTTGACACAAGCGGGAGCTCTTTATAATCTTTAAATTCTGTAATACGTGCCGCAATAGCTTCGACTTCTTGGCTTGCTTCTCCTCGAGGCATACCAAATCCTTGACATTTAAAGTTACAACCAAATGTGCGTAGAAACACAGAAGGTACACCCATATAGCGTCCTTCACCCTGTATGCTGTAAAACAGCTCTGCAATTTTAATTTTACTCATTGTTTAAACATCTCTAAATTGATAATCTTTGCTACACGTTCGCCAATGTCTTCACCGGTAGGAATAACATAAGTTTGATGATCGTGACGATCTCTGCGTTCATCATAATGCCGCACATTAAGAATCTTGCCACCTACTGCTGTGCTTAACTCAAAAGTAATTCGACCTTCACCTTCAGGTCGGCCACGTTCTACTGCTATCGTTCCCATACCTATTGCCATTTGTTTAGCTCCAATTATTTCATCTCTATCTTTGTTTTCCCACGCTTGCTTGCATTTTTTAGCAACCCATTTGTCAAACCAGTTCATTCTTTTGCCTTTCGAGTACGTTTAGGTTTTGTTTCCGATGCAGGAATCGTACTTTCTGCTTTTAGTATAGCAGCTCTAACTTCACTTAGCAAGGCTTCGTCATCCCAAAGTAGTTCTGTTTTTCCGTCAGGATGTGTAATAACTGTTAGATGTGAACCAACTACTACAGTAGGTTCATCTTTTTCTTTTAATTCTGCAATCTGTTTTTTACGTGCCATAGCATTATTCTCCAAAATAAGAGTTCATTATTTCTAACTTGTCCTGATACTCTGCCATGAGTGCTACTTCTTTTTCGATAGCACTCATTAGGTCTGTGTGATCATGAATGGCTGTAGGATTACTAAGCATAATATCTACATTCATTTTATGCTTGAGAATGTGTGCTTCAAAGTGTTGTTTTAATACGCTAATAATTTCTTGTCTCATTTTATTCGTCCTCAGGTTTAGGGTTATCTACGCTCCAGGGCCAGCTTGTCTTTGGATCTGAGCGAGACTGTAGTTTAACATTTTCTTCAATAACTGTGCCATCGTCTTCGCATAGGCTAACCTGATACGGAGCATCAATAACTAAATATTCATCTTCTAATTGCCAATAGTGTTCAGCATCGAATAACCAAGCGGCACCACTACGTTCCCATTCTTCGTTACCATCGCCTTCTAAGTAGCAACGTTTAATTTCTTCTTGTTCTTCTTCGCTGATATCATCACTAAAATCAAACCAACAAGCATGTTGGTCATCTAGTTCAGCGCCCCAGCCGCAGTCTGTTTTAGCATGGGCCTGTTCGTCACCTTCGTAGGGTAAATTGCAGTCAAGGTCTTCTTCAACAAAACCTTGTCCCCAACGATAGTGATCATCAATATTGAACCAACTGATACTACCGTCCGCATTTTCGCGGAACATTTCAATGTGCCAGCAAATGCTTTTCTTATGTAACGGTTTAATTAAGTATACTTTACTCATTAGTCTTCCTCAAAATCACTTACATTGCCATCTTCGTCTGCAATGATAATACGAGTATTAGTTTCGTCGTCTTCGTTAGTAACTTCAATTGGACCCCAGATATAAACTTCAGTATCTTCCAAGTACCAATCGCCTTCATCTTCTAACGCATAGGCACCGTTTTCGTCAATGAACTCTTGTAACTCTTCAACTTCGTTGTCATCTTCAATGCCTTCAATTTCTGTATCACCCCAGCAACCTCCATCAAACATATCGATCATTTCTGAACTGATAATGTTGTTAGCTTCGCATGAATACATATCTAAGCTGTCAGTTTTACCATCACCGCCAGGTACTTGAACAAACTCAAACTCTGGAAAATTATCGTCGTCAGTTTCTACCCTGAATGTACAAAAACGATATCCATCTTTAACTGTGATTCGTCCTGTGCCGTTGCGTTGAACATAGTGTTCATGCTGTTCGCATGATTTTTTATAGTGTGTTTTAACAATCCAAAATGCCATAATATTACCTCGGTGCAAACTCTTGTTGCAGTTTAATGTTATCAAAGAATTCTTTCTTTGTATGAGGATCATCTTTGAACGTACCTTTGAGCACTGTAGTCTGTGTAAGACTAGAGTGTGCCATAATGCCACGATTCTCACAGCAGCCATGCACTGCTTGAACGTAGACTGCTACGTTCTCTGACTCTGTTGCTTTTGAGATTTCCCTAGCAATGTCATTACAAAGTTCCTCCTGGAGAGTACCTCTACGGGCACACCACTGAGCGATCCTCGTATACTTGCTAAGTCCGATGAGTTTCTGAGCCGCAATAATACCAATATAAGCAACGCCACTAACGGGTTGATGATGATGGCTACACATACTGCGAAGCTCGCTACGAACAACAAGCATACCTTCGTAACGGTCCGCTGAATCATTTGGAAACGCTGTTGCATCCGGTGCTGGTTCATATCTTCCTGCCATTATTTCGTTGAAGTACATTTTTGCAAGACGTCTCGCTGTACCATGCGAGTTGGGATCAGTCTCACGATCAATAAGCAAAGAATCTAGCACTTGCTCAAATGCTTCTGTTGCTTCGTCGATTAATTCTGGCAATACATTATCGTCAACATAGTCGCTAATATTGTCTCCTGCCCAGAAACGTTTGTTGTCGCTACGCATTCTATTACGAATTACTTGCGACAGGTTTTTACTTGTATCCATTATAATTTCTCCGAGTTATTGTCGTGGATGACTGTTGTACATTGTACTATATTATTTAGGTTTTTGCAACCTAAGTAGCGTATTTTTCTTAACTGCTTCTTTCAAAACATTTAAGTGAATGTCTATTGTGTTTGCGTAATACAATAAGGCACTAGTATCTTTTGGAAAACACATGCCTCCAAATCCATATTGGCCATCCGGCCCTGGTACTTGTGTATGACTGATGCCAATTCTATTGTCCATAGAAATCATTCGACGTACCTTATTCCAATTATATCCGTTATGCTCTGCAATAGCTGCCAACTCATTCATAAACACTACTTTAGTAGATAAGAAACTATTAATAGCATATTTTACCAAACTGGCTTCTCCGATAGAACAGTGAACAATATCAGCTTGAGCTTTAGTATATCGAATGATACGTTCAGCTTCATGCTGATATGCTAATACATTACCGCCTATAATAGCCCAGTTTTCTTTTGCATAATCTGCACTGGCATTGGCAGCAGTTAAAAACTCCGGAATGTGTACTAAGTTAGGATACTGATTACCTAATCGTTCATATACGTCGGGTGTTGCAGTTACTTTACTGATAATAACCCCTTTGTAGTCTTTAAGATTAGCTAATACACTTTCTAGGATATCTGTGTTACAAGATCCATCAAGACTTTGCGGACTAGGAACGCAGACAAAGATGCCCTCAGCATCCATTATTTCTTTGTAAGTTCCGATATATCCTTTTGACGGATCATTGTCGATACATATTCTTTCAAATCCAGCGTAGTGTTCTCGAATAGCTTCGCCTACAAATCCTAAGCCTATAAATCCAAGTTTAGGCATATCAATATCTAATGTCATCATACAGTTATAATATCTTTCTTATGTTGCATTCTCTGTTTTCTGCATTCCTCTTTTACTTTAGGAGGAATATCAGGATGCCACTCAGCCATTCCACAATCGTAGATTCTACCCTCAGGAAAAGGAATAAGAAAAAGCAACAGTACCCAAATTACTGTTGCCGCAAATGCGCCCAGTGCATATTTCATTGCAATGTTCTTTTTCCTTGACCGTTAATATTGTCTAAGCCAGTTATTAATTTTTCAGCAAATTCTGGGTCTTCTTCAGTTAACTCGTCAAGATCAAGAGCTTTAGCGTTTTCAAATAATTCTCCAGATTCTGCCATTCTCTGAATTTCAGACATAAGTTCATTAAGTTCTTCTTGAGTGCCTTCAAAACTATCGAAACAGCCAGGTGCAAAGATAATTTCAGGAGTTTTCTTTTCGTCAGTCATAAGTGCCTTTTACACGTTCAAACGTTTTATATTTTTCCAAAGCATTGATATAATCATCAAACTTTTTCTTTAAGCTAGGATACTTAGCTTCTAGTGTAACATCTCTTTCTGGAATTGCCAAGACTTTTTCAATTGTTTTTAGCCGTTCTTCTAAGTCTTGTCCGTTAAGCACCATTTTACCTTTAACTTCTAGCGTAGCAGGGTCCCCGCTTACCTTCATTATTCCGTCGCCTATGGTATAGTTAGGTGACGTAGCCCAAGTAGTGCCGTTTGATCCGCTCGTTAAAAATTGTCCAGCTGTACCACTGGTAGTATATGTATAATTAGTTGATGGGTTTACGACTTTGTAGGTATTGGTCATTGTGTATCCATTTATTCTTTACGAGAAATCCCCACTCTCGTTTTTGAGGACCTGGCATAAACAGTGTCCAACATTCTACGTTAGGATCTAACTCAATCCTGTGATAACTATTAGCACTACAAATACGAAAATGACCAGGAGCTCTCCACACTGCAATCTCGCCAATTTTTTCGCTTTTGTTGTTAAATTGAGGAAGCCATTCATAATATCCGCCTTTTAGTATTAGAGTAGCGTAAGGCCATGGATGATCATGCACATCATCGGGATCTGATTTAAGGAACTTGTGCAAAAAGATATTAAAGGGGAAGTGCTTTCTATCTTTAAGAAACAGGTAATAACGTTCGAGCTGCCTAGTCTTTCCATTAACTGAAAAAACTTATTTTTCATCTTTTGGATTATCATAATCATCCTTTACAAGTGTATATACAGTTTGAAAGTTACGCAGTGCAATTTCTAATCCGGGATATTTTTTACACATGTCCTGCACACGTTGCCAATCTGGAAACGAATCAATCCATTCTTCTGCATCACCCCAGTTAAACTGATAATCAGTGTTAAGCGTAATAGTATCGTTTATTGAATAAGATGATCCTACAGCACCACCGCTTGTCAGTGTTATAGTATTCATACTATTCATACTATTCATCGATGATGCTGTAGTATACGATCCTATTCCACTGTATGTAGGAATAGTAATATCTCCTACTACAACATCATCTGATAATATTATAGTAACATCATTAAACAAATCGTTTGATGAGGTTGGTTGCTGAGAAGAATTGCTCATGTAATGATTCCACTTGTTTTTGTATTTGCGGCAATCTAGTATTGTAGTAATCCATATGTGTCATAATAGCACGACAAATGTCAGGACGATATACTGTATATGCATCATAACTTTCAGTCCATTTACTTGGATATTTGAATGTGTCAAATGCCATTTCACTGTAGCTGAGTCTATCAGGCACCATAGGAATAGCATCTACAATAGCACCTTCATACCAGCTAATACCTAATGTTTCTTGCAAGTTAGCACTAAACACCATTTTAGCTTCACCTAACAGTGTATGATACTCATGCTTAGTAAGTTGTTTATCTTGACAAACAACAAACTCGTATTGTGGCAGATGTTTAGCTAAGTCTCTAAAAATTTCAACTTGCTTCTCTGGAGCAATACGGTGCGGAAACAAGATCATGTCTCGTTTCTTCATGCCTTTATAAGGTGCAAGAGTATCTTGCATATATTCCATAGGCCAGCCTGTACGCACAACTTTGTTGCCAAAATATGCTAAGTTCTCGTCACTAAACAAGTTCTTAAAGAACATGTCAATGTGAAAATCTGTAGCAAAGTAGTTATGATCAAACGCATGATAAAAACTCTTCTCAGCGTGTCTAACCCAAGGCTTGTCTCCTACTAGTCGTCCTAAAAAGTCTTGAGGATCATAACTGCCAGCATGCCATAAGCCGTGTGTAACGACTGGAATGCCCAGCAGTTCGCTCATGTACTTGAGATTGATGATGCCAGGATGCCAAGCATCAGTAAATATGAAGTGATCATTGGCGCAAATGCTTCCGTTGCAAAATAAGCGACCGATCTGCTCCACCTGTGCTGACTTATATATGTTGGTACCACCAAAATTAAGGAAAGCGCCAGGAGTAGTGGCAGAAGGAATATCTTCAGGGCCAGAAATAACTTGAACATTGTGTCCTGCTTTCTTAAGTAGATCAGGTACATGAATCTTCCATTGACCCGTGTACCTTGATTCCACCGCCTCTAAGTCGACGATGTAGATCATATTAACGCTGATAGTTTCGATTTTGTCCGTTGCCGCTGCGATTGTATTCGCCTCTTGGCTTGCGATCACCATTCCATGGACGCTTTGGACGATTGGCGTGATAGAAGTTGTTCCAAACTTGGCTGTCTCTGTTGTAGAGATTGGCCTCGTTAAACTCGCAAAGTTCAAAGCGACAGAAGTCTTTAAACTTTTCCAAATCGTCAAAGATCTTAACGATGTCGGGACGATTTTCAAAGTAGTTAACGTCTTTGTAATTATTCTTAGCCATTATAGCTTTCCTTTTAATACTTAATAAATGAACCATTTTCTCCGTCTTCGGAGACCTCAATCCAAACCTCACGGTCTGGATACCTTGCTGAGATTTGAGCGTGTAAGTCATCACTCATCATCTCGCAACTTTTATAATCTAACGACAATACACCTTGGTCGCTAGAATACAATTTTTCAAGCCACCGCTTGAATTGAATGAACTCCACGTCTCTGTCGTTATGCGTAACAGATAGCCACACCCTAAAGTGAAAGATATGGCGATGGGGAGTAGCCAAAAACGAAACGTCATATTCATCTCCTGTTGCTAAATTGGGATCAGTTGCCGCTGCCGGATATTTGTGAATGCCTTCTTTACGAAAGGTCACCCAGATCATTTTATTAGGTCGAATATCTTGTTTGATAATCATTTAAGTAAGCCTTCGCATAATACTGCAATTTCTTTATCAGTCATAAAAAACTGATAGGTTGAAGTTAAGTCTGCTTCCCCATCTTTGTTTTTAGATTCTTGAATAAATTCAATAGCGTTCAAGTCTGCTGGAGTTTTACATTTCCAGCTTTTTACTTTTAGTTTAAATCCGGCATTATCTTTAACAACAAATTCTTTCATTTGATAATCTCATCATTCTTATATTGTGACCAGTCTGTGAACTTACTACGATCCATTAGTGTATGTAGACTGTGGGACCACACACCGGGATTAGTTGCCTTAAAATCTTTATCATCGATTTTAAGCATTGTATTATAATTCCATAATTTTACATAAGGAATTGGCACTCTTATTTGCGGAATAAAATTATCGTGTTCGCAAAGACCGCTTTCATGAAATTCTTCTACTTGATTGATAGGAATATCTAATGAACAGAGATAATCTTTGTCTAAGAAGAAACGTATCATTTCTTCCCAAGCCTTGTGCTCTTCATAAGTTTGCGGATTGTAACTGTGATTAGCACCAAAAAAGATATGTTCACATCCTTGCAAATTTAATGCAATGTGTTCAACAGGTTGTACACCTGTAACAAAGAGAGTTTTCTTCCCGTATGCAGGAGTGTGCTCAATTTCAATGCCAGTGAAAAAGATAATATTGTCGGCTCGGCCTGTGCCGTAATCACGCTTCATTCTTCTTACCTTCTTCGTATTGTTTAATTAAACGAATTACTGGTTCCATACGTTCTTGAAATACATCAGGAGCAGCTTCAGAAACTCTAGTCATATCCCAAGTACTAGGAAAATGACGTAGAATACTGTGAGCTTCCCCTCGTACTGCTTTAGAAATACGAGGGTAAGCTTTTTTATCATAGGCAATAGATTCTAAGAATCTCTTAGCCCACATCACAGCACGATATCTTTCGTCAGGTAGCGTCATTCTTTACAGCTTCTTCAAGTTCGTCAAGTTTGGATTCTTCTGCTTCAGTAAATTCTTCAGCATGTTCTAATTGTACAGGATCTTGTTCTACTATGTCAAACAGATTGGTAAAATTGGCAGATGCATTAGTCATCTTTTTACCAGTGTTTCCTCTTGTGCCAATAATAGTATCAAAATATCTACGATAGTCTTCTACAATAGCCAATGCCGAACCTTTGTCGTTGGCAGCAAAAATACTGTCAACAACATCCTTAAAGTAGATTCGACTGAACTTTTCTTGAACTAACATGCTAGGAATAATGCCGGCATCGTATTGACGATTGGCTTCTTGCACAGCATTGATGTGACTCCAAACATTGTGACCCATTTGAATAGCATAGCTAAATGAATCCCAACTTGTTCGGTTACTGACCTTGCCCAATTTGTTAACATCGGGCATCACAATCCAATCTGCAGGATTGTAAGGATCAGGATTCGTAACACCTGGCTTGACAGTGCCTGCACCGTAGATGCAAACGTCTTTCATCAGTACACCGTCCATTAAAGGACTTGTTTCAAAGTTTTTAAAGATACCGTCTTGTACTACTGCGTCTTGGAATAGTCTTGTGTCTGAGGCGTATTTTTTGTCATCAGCAGACGGCACCATTCGGTAGACCCATTTTTTACGATCTTCTGTTTCTGTTTGGATGTAGATCTGTCCGTTTGCTGTTGCCAAAAACGGTGAGGCGCAGTCAAAAGATATGGTAAAGTTTTCATTATGGTACTTTCTTACAGCTCGTTGAATATCAGTTAATAAAGTTGCCCACTCTAACTTAGAGGTGCCCAGGAAGTGCATCCAATCTTGATGACCTTTTTCTAATAGGCCATCATATCGTAATTCCACAAGGCGTCTAAGCACCAAGTGTACATCGCACATATTTTGTCCGCCCATTGACCAGCCATTGAAAGCACGGTCTCCGTAGATTTTAGTATCACAGTATTTTTTCATACGGTCATACCAATCATCGGCATCGGGATGATTCTCACCTTGCAGAACGTTTAAGAACTTGCAGTTGCCATTGCGATTGTTAATGAACCAATCGTTATTGATGTAAGTTCCTTGCACTGCTTCTGCGTAAGTAGTAATGCCGGTTGCTGCACGACCTGCCGGACTACGAGCAACCCATGCTGGAATATCCAACACCATGCCGTAGTCCATTAGTGTGTCCATCCAAGTAAGAACTTGTTCACGTTTCTTTTGTGCTTTAGGGCAATTAGGATCTTTCCAATCAGCAGGCCAAACACCTTTACCAATTTGGAAACCTCCTGAGTCACCTAATACCCAACTTGTTGAACGATCACGATTACGGAACATGTCTTCGCTATCGTCTTGTTTAGTAAGATCTAAGTTAGCATGTCCTGCTGAATACAAACAATGATCGTAATAAAACGCACCCTTGTCTGGTTCTAAATAGTTTAACGATTCTACGCCACTTTTAAAGCTTGCCGGTATACGTGCAGGATCTACATAATTACCATATCGTTGTTTTCCGATAAAGGTACTGTAGAAACCTGACGTTGCTGGCAAGAAGTATGCGTAGTCGTTCTGTGCCGCTGTTAAATTACGATTCAATTCGACCCCACTTTATTTTTAACCAAATTCTTTCGTGTATGTAATAATCAATACTCAAAAGGACATGCAATGCAGTGGCAAATCCAGTAGCACTGCTGATATCACCAGTGAACATATATGTCCAAAGAATAGTAAACAGCCAGGCAGTAATCCTGTACGTTACCATTCTTGTTATTGTTCTCTTTTTAGTTTCCATTACTTGCTCTGTGCTGGAAGAATGTAGTTGTATTCAGCAAGGCCAGAATCAACTGTAATTTGCATAGCGCCTGCATCAGCAATACGCATAGTCTTGTCACCGTCAAGATTTAAAATACTCATAACAGTAACAACAGGCCATGCCCAAGTTTGTTTTAATTTTCCAGTAATGCCAGCTTGGAATGTAAAGCTACCTGCGTGTGTACTTGCATCTCCAAAGAAAAATACCAAGTTACCGTTTTCAACTTTGACTTGGAATACGTTTTCTTCACTGTGTGCTTGAGCTTGTAGTTTCAAACGCCCGATACTTGCAATGTTAGGTGAAAATTCGATATCCCAAGTAGCACCTTTGAACTTAACGCTTTTAAGCTTTTCGTTAATGATATCACTGTTCATAAAGCGATAATCGTTGACGAAGTCTTTTGCTGCATTTTCAAAGTGTAGACTAACAGGAATATCAACTCCGTTACGTTGTGCAATAACAACTTCAATTTTAGCATTTTCTTTGTACTCGGGATTCTTTAAATGCAAATTTAATTTATCCAAGTTAGGCATACCGAAAACACCTTGAAACTCTGCAACAGGAGTTTTTGTTTTGGCATTAAGAATAACGCTACGATCTTCGGCCATAGACTCGATAGAGGTAGTTCCGTTTTCGCCTGTAACTTTGACTAAAGGCAAAATACCTAAGTTGTGTGTATGTGCTACGATGTCTGTAAGAATATCTTTCATTTTAATTTCCTTTAAGTGATTATATTTAGATTTAGTATAAAAGTCAACAATTTTTATTGTCAAAAGTCAAATAAATTATTGAATGTGTTTTTAGTTTCTGTACTGCGGATGTCCCAACTTAGTACACCGATAAGGTTGTCTAACTTGTTGTCAATGATGGCGCTTTCCATTTCGTCGTGATTGAACGGTAAGTCTTTAAACCATTGAGGTAATCGCAACTCATCAACAGGATATGCTACTGATGTAAAGCCCAATGGGTTGTCTTTGACTTTACAAACAATAACTTTCATGCCGTCAACAATACCCATTGAATATTTGTCGCCCATCATGCGTTTGAGTGTATTCCAATTAATACTTGCACGAACGTGTCCGGGCATATTGGCTTTACCAGCCTTTTCTTCTTTGCGTTGATATTCCGCAATGTTGTTGGCACGTTTAGGTGATCCTTTTTCCCATCCGGGACGAGCTTTGAATTGGCTTCGGAACACAGTAATCATGTCAAGTACTTCTTGTTCTTCTGCACCAGTTAATACCTTTTCAAGTACTTTGCTTAAGAAGTCTTGCATAAACTCTGGAGTATCACTACGCTTAAGGTCAAGACCCATAGCTTTGATATCACCTGGCTTGCCATCTACGTCTTTACGCTTGCCTTCTTTGTCATAAACAAGTACAGCATAACGCTTCTTGGTAATAAACAAGCTCTTTGAGCCAACAACTTCACGACCGGCTTTGATAACTTCGCCACGTGACTTTGGACAGTGGAATGCTTGTTCCATAAAACCTACAAACGTACTGTTAACTTCTTCTGCAATTTGATCATAAAGTTGAACAACAGTTTCTTTTGTCCAAGGAATAAGTCCTTTGTCAATGTCTTTTTGTAAGGTTTTGTAAGCAGAAAAGTAACAACTGTCAGTATCGCCATAGATAATGGATTTGCCTACGTGATTGTATTCGCCTGTGACAATTTCATTTACCTTTGCAGCCATGTGCTTGGCAATCTGACGACCAGTTAATGTAGTTGACTGTCCAAGACGCTTGTCAAAGAATCTGCATCCGCTTTGTAACAACGCACCATACAAACTGTTCAAGTTAATCTTTTTAACTAATTGTCGCTTGTCCCAATAATCTTCTTCAATCTTGTTACCTGCTTTAATAGCTTCTTTAAGTTTGGCCTGCATTTCTTTACGTTCACTGTACCAACGTTTTAGCAAGCCTGGAATAACAGCTTCTTTCTCATAACTAAAGATAGTACCGTTAGCACTAAGCATAAAAGGATTGTTACTTTCAAAAATTAGCCTGTAAACTTCGGCAGCACTAAGAACACTGCTGTCTCCGCCTTCCCAGTCAATAGTGATTTCTGTACCAATCTCTTGTTTCATTACAGCTTCGTACTCTAATGATCCAAACATACCTTCCCATGCAGCCGCAAAGCTTTTACCTTTGGCCATAAGTCCTTGAATATAAGCATCTGTCTTTGTTTGACGTAATTGTCCAACAATACTTTCTGGACCCATGTTCAGAGCACGAATGACGGAAGGATACAAACTGTTAATATCCAAAGAGCCAATCCAGTCGTGTACACCTTCTTTAGGATAAGCAACATACGCACCTGCGGCCTGTGTATCTTCGCTGTCATCACGAGCCTTACGATTAGGAATTTGGAATCCTCTACGATGAGCTTCGTTAATAATAGCCTGCTCAGTAACTGCAACAGCACCCATAATAGTAGGCAACAGCACAGTGTTATCATGTGCAATAGTATTGGCAAGATCTAGAAACTTTAATTTCTTATCCAGCTTGTCCAACAATGCAGTATCTTGACGGTTATATCGAATAAACTCTTTAAAGTCATTGTTGTATAACTGGTCAAGTGTGCCTTCGTATTGAACTTTAGTTTCGCCTACTTCAAGTTCACCGATAGCGTCCAGTCGATAAGTGTGTCGTTCTTCATAGTTGTATTTGCGGTACAGCTCGAGACTGTCCAAATGAACACGACCAACCAAGTCATAAGTAGTAGCTGCTTTTCCAAACTTTTCGTACTCCCGCTTTTTAGGAAACTGATTCCATAAACACAATCTGCGTGTGTCTTCTTTGCTTAGTGTTTTAATAATGCGGTTAACAGTATAAGGCATATCGAAACCTTCACTGTTCCATCCACTTAGAACATCTGCATCTTGTATTAAGTTTAAGAACGTGTCCAACATGTCTGCTTCACTATCAAACAGATAAGTGTTGGGAAAGTCTTTAATTGCTTCTTGTGCCTGCTCCATAGTCATAGTCTTTGGAGGAATAGCAAGACAGATCAGTGTGTCAATCCATTGTAGGTGAACAGCGATGGCAGTAATGGGCATAAATGCGTCTTCAGGCGAAGCATAGCCGCGTTCTGGATCAAAGTCCACCTCAATGTCCCAAAAAGCTACATTAAGCTTGGGAGGTTCAGCATTGAGATAATTTTCACTAAGCGTAACGAATGTAGGTTTAAAATCCGATTCGTATAACTTCTTGTTGCTGTTGATTGCAAGTTCCTTACGGAAATCTTTTGAATTCTTACAAACAATTTTTTGAAGGGTTTCACCATGTGTACTGGTATACTTGCCTCGGGGATCGGGTACGTAAAATGTGTATTTTACCGGAAAGTCTCTAAACACCCTTTTTCCGTCTTTAGCTCTCTCAACGACTTTGACAATGTCATTGTCGCGATCAAACATCGCATCGACATACATATATTTTTCTCCTTGAGATTTTCGGCTCTCAAATACCAACAAGATCATTTATAGCTGATCAAACTTTACTCTTACATATTTAGTAGTCTAACGTAGCCAATGACATCAATAGTGACCAACAGTAGATAGTTAGCCACCATGCCTGTGCTCTTTCGAGTCCAAGATGCCCATGCAAATATTGCACATTGCAAAATGAATATTGGATACAGATAGAAAAACAACGGATCAGTTGCGCCAGCTGCTAATGTTAGAGAGCAGCCCAGGCTCATAAGCCATGCTGTAATCTCTAATGAAAACCGGGTAGGCCACTCCCGGTAATCAGTCCTTGCCCAAACGTAAATGCCTTTTAGAAAGTTCATTAGTCTTTCGGCAAACGTCCAGTAACACCAAGAATCATTTCTACATCTTCCCAAGCTGATTCGTGTTCTTTCCAATTGTCTTTGTGTGCAATAGTAATTGCTTTATTAATAACGCTTGGTTTAATTTCCAATTCTTCTGCTACTGCTTTAACAGTTTCTTTCAAACCTTCTTTTAAATCTTCAATTTCTCGCAAAACGGTTGAGCCTTCGTTAATAAGACGTTCCAATTTGGCTTTTTCTTCTGGCCCATACATACGTGTTGACATAACTACTCCTTAAAATACTAGTATACATTAGTTATCATTAGAAGTCAATAGCCAAATGATTTGCTAAAAAGCTCAAACGATGTTATAATTAATTTATGAAAACACTAGCTTTTATCACTTTATTGGCATTCGCAGGATCTACAGTAGCTCAAACATATGATGCTACAAAGAACCTACGTAAATCTGTAACCATTACCTGGGAGGTAGTTGATGATGTAAATAAAGCCTGCGCCGCAGAGTACGCCAAGTATGGACACAAGCTTCCTTACAAAATGGATGCATGTGCCGTATGGCAAGGTAAGACCTGCAGAATCATTACTAAGAAACGTCCAACCGAAGCTGATGTTGGACACGAAGTAATGCACTGTTTCCAAGAACACTTTCATTAAAAAAGCGCCCTAGGGCGCTTTTTATTTGGTTTAAAACTTTTTAAACACCTGCGTCTTTTAGATCTGCACTTGCGGCAATCTCACCTTGTGTACGCTTGTCGTCGGCTGCACGATTATTGATAGCATTGATAATACCGTTGTATTGTTTCATCAACTCAATATCTATAGGATCTTGACTATCTTGTAATTCATTAGCCATTGCATTTAATGCTTCTACATCTTTAGGATCTGGTGCCGCGTTTGCTTCTGGCTTACCACTAACCGGAGGAGGTGTAGTAGTAGCTGTATTCGGACCTGGTACAGGAGGTGTTGGTTTCTTCTGCATAGCTGACATACCTGCTACGCCTGCTGCCGCACCAGCCGCTGCCATTGCAGGTTTACTTCCTAACGCTGATCCTGTTTTTGCGCCTGCTGAAGCTGTTTTATTTACTACTTGTCCTTTATTTGCACCAGTAGTTGCCTTTCCTGCTACTTGGGCAAATTTAGGATTTTTAAAACCAGCAGCTACATTTTTTCCAAAAGTAGCAAGAGCACCTAATGGATTTTCGTTAATTTGAGGATTATCAATTTGTTCTAAACGGGCTCTTAAAGCTGCGATTTTTTCTGATTCTGACATAATTTTTCCTTTGGGATTATTTATTTTGCTTGAAAGCTGAACATCTGGAAACTGTTTCATGGCCGCTGTAGTTGCTGGTCCCATTTTTCCATCTGCTTTAATTTTTGCACCTTTAGCAATCAACTGTTGTTGTAATGCAAATACTTTAGGATCTCCACCTGGAGGAACTTGTACTTTTGGCTGTGCAGGTGCTGCCGGTGTCGCTGCTGCTTGAGCAGGTTGATCTTTAGCTGCGGCTGCTGCAACTTGCTCGTCGTCTGGTAACCAACTTCCAGTACGCATCTTATCTCTAACGGCTTGGATGCCTGTTCCAAGAAGGGCTGCACCAGTTCCTATTCCCGGAATCATACTTGCAGCTCCTGTCATACCCGCAATGGCAGCACCTGTCTTATCACCAGCTTTTAATCTGTTATTTGCATCATATGCACCTAGTGCTGCACCTGCGCCTGGTATAACTTTTCCTAGTAATTTACCGCCCGCTTTGGCAGCAACCGGTGCCGCCGTAGCGGTAGGCGATTCGATCAATCGAATTTTATTTAACGAATCGCTTATACCGTTGTTCATTGTCCTGCAACACCTTGTTTAGCCATGTTAGGATTTCCTACTGCTGCGCCACCGCCTGTATTAGCAAACCCTGCTGGTTTACCGCCTACTGGAGGTTTAGGAGCAGGAGCAATGTGTTTAACCTTTGCAGGAGCAGCTGGTGTTGCTGCCGCACCTGTTACTCCGCCAGTCTTAGCTAACTTATCCATTAATGCCTTAAACTTTTCACGTGTAGCTGCCACTGCCGGATCAACTGCTGCTGGTGCTGTTGGTTTAGCTGTGCCATCCGCTGCCGCTTGTGCAGCCGCTTCTTCACCTGGATTACCTACGCCAGTTGCGGCACTTGTTGAATTGCCGCCAGCGGCCATAGCTCTTCCGGCTGCGCCCATTTCTGCATCATCTCTATCTGCTTGATTAGGATCCATTGTTTGTGTTGCCGGTGCTGCCGGCTTTGCAACTGCCTTACCTTTGTTAGGAGCACGAGCAAGAATAAATTGATCGTTAATGTCAGGAACGCCTCCTCCTTTAGTCAACCATGCTTGATCTGCTGGACTCATTGCTGCAAACTTTTCAGCATCTGCACCTTGGTAAGGATTAGCAACAGGTGCTTCTTCTAAGTTAAATTCTCTTAGTAATTCCTGTGCAATAGAGCTTCTAAAAACAATGCCTTCGTTCTTCTTTTTCTTCTCAGCTTTCTTTTGATCAGAATCTTTGCCGCCATCGTCAAATGTACTTGATTTACGAGTATACTGTGTAACACCTGGCTTGATTTCTTTTTTGTCAAACTTACCAGTTGTTTTTTCCTTATCAGCACGAGCCTTGGCATCTGCTACAGTTGGAAAACCTTCATTAAGAAGTTGCTTGCTTTCGATTTGATCCATCTTGGCAATGAGTGCTTTTAAGTCCATTTTATAATCCTATATCTATAATATATTTATTATTTGTGCTCACTTTAAAGTCCACGGTAGCGAATCGCTTTCCTTGCCCAGCAGCCGGGCC